TAGGGCGGGTATGCCCGTGACTGGGGCGGCGCGGCGGTCGCCCGCGCGAAGCAAGGCGCGTACCCGTGGGCGGGGCGGGGCTGCGGGTAGCGTCGGGTTTGCGCGGTCGCAGCATGAGCGGCGGCGGCGAGCGAGTGCGCGAGTGTGCGGACGCAAGACGCGCGAGGGGGTGGGGGGGTAGGGGTCGGTCGGCGGCGCGCGATCCTGAACCCGCCCCTGGGGTCAACAAACATCATTAGCTTATCCCCACCCCGAGACTTCATTCTGACTTGTGGTAAACTGGCCTCATGAGACGAGCAATGAGCATGAAGATGGAGATCCGCAAGTGGGCTGAGGAGAACAAGCTGTGGCCCCAGTACGTGGAGATCCGCGAGCGGTTGAAGAAGGATGGCTTGCCTGCTGCCGACGCATGGGTTGAGGCGGCGAAGGAGCTGGATCCGGAGAGGTGGGGAAGTGGAGGAGGAGGAGCTGTCGGGGTGGAGGTTCCGAAGGACCTGCCACGTGGCAGGTCGGACGAGGAGCAGGAGGTTCCGGATGAGTCTGTTGCTGATGGCGGTGGTGCTACGAAGGCTGTGTTCGCGGGAAAGAAGGTTCCGACTGTCAAGGTGGTTGAGTGGGTCGCGAGCAACATGCAGGTGGTCGACGTGTCGCCTTCGGACGCACCGAGCAGCGAGGCGTGGGGAATGCTGGTGTGGGCAAGGCGGAGCCCGATGAACGAAAGTCAGTTCTGGGGCTCGATTTACGCGAAACTTTTGCCTTCGAGGAGTGCAATCGAGGCGGAGCAGCGGTATTCTGACGATGGAAGGCGCATCGAGGAGACGGCGGAGCGCCTTCTCCGGATGCGCGGCGACAGCGAATCCCAGATGGAGGCGGGCTGATGGCGAAGCGAGGGCTCTACTCGAACATCAACGCGAGGAAGGCTGCGGGTACGTCGCGGCCGAAGTCTCGAAGCACTGTTTCCGACAAGTCGTGGAAGGCAATGAAGTCCGATTTCGGACGAAAGCGAGGCAAGTGATGCCGAAGGTTGGCAAGAAGTCGTTCCCGTACACTCCCGAGGGGAAGAATGCCGCGAAGAAGGAGGCCGCGAAGAGCGGCAAGCCGATGAAGGGCCAGTCCTGGAAGCGTTCGTACTGATGGATGGGGGCTGGACCAGTTGAGCGGCAAGTGGATTCATCTTGTGCCGAAGGGGTACGAGGCGAATTTGCGCTGGCGCAAGTCCGTCTACGCCGCCGCGCGCCAGTCGGAGCAAGACCGGCACGCGCTGAAGAGGATGTGCTCCGAGGACCTGCTGTTCTACGTGAACGCGTTCTGCTGGACGTACGATCCGCGCCTCGAGAGCCCGATGGTTCCGTTCATCACGTACCCGTTTCAGGACGAGACGTTCATGGACCTGAACGATGCGATCGGCAAGCGGGACATCTGCATCAAGAAGAGCCGAGACATGGGCGCGAGCTGGATGCTCTGCACGCTGTTCGAGTGGCGCTGGCACTTCCGGGACGGCCAGTCGTTCCTGCTGGTGAGCCGCAACGAGGACTACGTCGACAAGCCTGGCAACTCGAAGTGCCTGTTCTGGAAGATCGACTACCTGCTGAAGAACCTTCCAGGGTGGCTTCTCCCGAGGTTCACGCGCACGAACCTTCGGCTCACGAACGACGAGAACGGTTCTGCGATCGACGGCGAGAGCACGACCGGCGACGTGGCGCGCGGAGACCGCCGCACCGCGATCGGCATGGACGAGTTCGCCGCGTTCGACGTGGACGCCGGCTACAAGGCGCTCGCATCCACGCGCGACGCGACGAAGAGCCGCATCTTCAACTCGACGCCGGATGGCGCGGGCAACGCGTTCTACGACGTGGCCCACAACGCGCAGGTGAAGCAGGTCGTCCTGCACTGGACAAGGCACCCGGTGAAGTCGGCGGGCCTGTACATCGGCGAGAACGGGAAGCCGAGGAGCCCGTGGTACGACGAGGAATGCCGCCGGTGCATCCATCCGAGGGAGATCGCGGCCGAGCTCGACATCGACTTCGAGGCGTCCGACTTCCAGTTCTTCGATCCGAAGGACATCACGAGGCTGATCGTCCAGCACTGCCGGCCTCCGAACGGACGCGGAGAGCTCGAGTTCGATCCGCAGTCGCTCCAGCCAAGGCAGTTCGTGAAGTCGCCGAAGGGAAACCTGCGGCTGTGGTGCGAGGTCGACTCGGCCGGCCAGGTCGCTGCGGACGACGGGTACGTCATGGGCGTGGACATCTCGTCCGGAACCGGCAGCAGCAATTCGGTGATCTCGGCCGCTTCGAGGAAGACCGGCGAGAAGGTCCTCGAGTTCGTCACTCCGAACATGCGGCCGGACGAGCTCGGCCGCTACGCGGTCGCCCTGGCGAGGTGGCTGAAGGACGGGAGCGGCAACGGCGCGTACATGATCTGGGAGGCGCCTGGACCAGGAAGGAACTTCGGCGACGTCGTGATCGAGTCCGGGTACCGGAACATCTACTACAGGACCAAGGAGGAGTCGCTCGCGAAGAACACCGTTCCCGTTCCCGGATGGTGGCCCGTGAAGGACGCGAAGCGCGCGGTCTTCGGAGACTACCGCAGGGCGATCCTCGATGGCCGGTTCGTGAACAGGTCGAGCGACGCCATGGACGAGCTGCGAGAGATCGTCTACACGGCGAACGGATCGATCGAGCACTCGAAGTCGATACGGACGATCGATCCGAGCGGAGCGCGGGATAATCACGGCGACAGACCTACCGCCGACGCATTGTGCTGCTATGCTCTCGCACGCAGGGCGCCTGTCGCGGCGAACCGCGTCGATGAGCGTCCGGAAGGAAGCCTTATCTCGCGCCGCCAGAAGTTCGAGGAACGCAGGCGCAGACTGGAATTCTGGTGATGCAGCTCGATCGTGTATCCAGGCTGGTGACGGCATTCGACCATTCTCGGCGCAAGATGCAGCCTTTCCGAGAGCGGCGGCTTCACATGATCCGGCAGTTCGTCGGAGGCGCGTGGTCCGACGGAGGCGCTCCGGACCGCGTGCCGGTCAACTTCCTCGAGATGGCCCTCAACATCTACCGGCGCCAGGTCGCCGCGAAGGCTCCGCGCGTCATGGTCCGGTCGAAGATGGACGAGCATCTTTCGTTCGCCGACGACCTCGAGATCGCGCTGAACCTTGCGATCGAGGACATCCGGTTCGACGACACGATGCGCCGGTGGGTGCTCGAGGCGATGTTCGGCATGGGCATCATGAAGGTCGGCCTTGCACCGAGCAACCAGAAGGAGATCCTCGGGTTCACGCATGATCCCGGCCAGCCGTTCGCCGACGTGGTCGACTTCGAGGACTTCGTCTTCGACATCACCGCGAAGCGTTGGGACCAGATGCAGTTCTGCGGCAACCGGTACTCGCTCCCCTACGAGGCGGTCGAGGACCTGAAGATGTTCAAGGCGAAGGACATCGTCCGCTACGAGCGCAGGACCACGAACGAGCAGGGAGACCAGAAGATCGCGAACCTCGTCGACGACGGCGGCTCGTACGGCGAGGAGTCCTACATGGACCTCGTCGAGCTCTGGGACATCTGGCTTCCGTACGATGGGAAGGTCTGCACGTTCCAGGCCGATCCGAACGGAGGCATCGAGAACCGGGCTCCCTTGCGCGAGGTCGATTGGGAAGGACCCGAGAGCGGTCCGTACCATCTGCTTGCCTTCGGAGACGTGCCAGGGCAGATCATGCCCCTTCCGCCTGCGGCGCTGATGATCGACCTGCACGAGCTCGGGAACCGCGTGTTCCGCCGCCTCGGCCGGCAGGCTGACCGGCAGAAGACGATCACCCTCGTGGCGAGCGCAAACCAGGACGACGGCAAGCGAATTACCGACTCGAGCGACGGAGACGCGATCGCCGTCGACCGGCCGGAGGCGACCAAGGACGTGCGGTTCGGCGGAGTCGACCAGGCCAGCCTCGCCTTCTTCCAGCAGCTGCGGCAGCTGACCTCCTACTTCGGCGGAAACCTCGAGACGCTTGGCGGCCTCAACAACGCCACCAACACCGCGTCGCAGGAGCAGCTGGTCAAGAGCCAGGCAACGATGCGCATCGCCGACATGCAGGAGCGTGCGACGGCAGCCGCCGGCTCCGTGATCAAGAGCATCGCCTGGTACATGTGGTCCGATCCGGTTCGGACCTACCGGGTTCCGAAGAAGATCCCCGGAACGGACATGACGATCCAGTCCGAGATCAAGCCGGAGATCCGGAACGGAGAGTTCCCGGATTACGCCATCGAGATCGTTCCGTTCTCCATGCAGTCGAGGACGCCGTCCGAGCGGCTCCAGACGCTCATGCAGGTGATGCAGACGTACGTGGCCCCGATGGCCCCGATGCTCCAGCAGCGCGGCCTTGTGCCGGACATCGAGAAGTTCCTCAAGATCTCGGCCGAACTCAGCGGCACTCCGGAGATCCTGGACCTTGTGACGAAGGTCCAGCCGGAGGAGCTCATGCAGGGACCGCCTGCCCCAGGTGGGGGCGCAGGCGGATCCCCTGCGAACACGACCCGGAACTACGTCCGGTCAGACCGTGGGCAGGACAGCCTCTCCAAGCAGGACCAGGCGATCTCCTCGATGATGCAGGCCGCAAGGCCGGAAAGCCAGTGACATGCCGATCTACGTGTACAGCAACCCGGAGACGGGCGAGTCGGTTGAGCTCTCCATGACGATCTCGGAGATGAACCGACGGCAGGACAAGGACAAGTCGATCGTCCACGAGGGCGTCAGGCTTGTCCGGAGCATCGCCGGAGAGCACCGTGGATTCCGGAACACGCCGGGATCCTGGCCGATGAAGAGCGACGCGGCAGGCGTGCACCCTTCCCAGATCCGAGAGGCGTCCGAGGAGATGTCCAGGCTGGGAGTCCCGACTCGGTTCGATTCAGACACCGGTCAGGCAATTTTTGAATCAAGAATGCATCGAAGGGCTTTCCTTCGTGCCAAGGGAATGTATGATCGAAACGGAGGTTATGGTGACTGACATGCGAGACGAAGGCGACGAACACATCCAGCAGGACGATCCGTTCGACATCGTTGACCCGATGACCGAGGACGAGACTGCACCCGAAGGCTCTTCGGAGCCAAGCTTGCTCGAGTCCACCGGAGAGCAGAACGACGCCAACTGGCAGTCGTCGCTCGTCTCGGCTGCACGCGAGAAGGGCCTTCCGCAGGAGCTGATCGAGCAGATCGAGGGCGCGTCCGACATGGCGGGCATCCTGTCGATCATCTCCGGCGTCGTCCAGAAGAACCAGGAAGTGTCGCAGCCGGAAGCAGGCCAATCGGCCTCCTCGAAGAGCGACGAAGCTGAATTCGACATCGAGATGGACGAGGAGTCTGCGTTCGACCCAGACGCCGTCCGCGCGATGCGACGCATGAACCAACACTACTCGAAGAAGATCCGCGAGCTTGAATCCAGGCTCTCCGATCGGAGCTCGAGGGACTCGCTTGGAACGACCTCCGAGTTCGTGAAGACGCTTGGTTCCGAATGGAACACCGTCTTCGGAACTTCGGAACGGCCGAATCCAGGCAACATCAAGATGCTTGAGGAGGCGGTGCAGACCATCCGTGCGGGTTATGCAGCGCGCCACAAGCGGCTTCCTGGAGAGCAGGAGGTCTTGAACATGGCTCTGAACACCGCGTTCGGATCCAAGGCAACTGAAATCGCACGCAACAAGATCAACGAAAAAGTCTCGAAGCGCTCTTCCCAGATCGTTTCCCGTCCCGGAACCCGGACTTCCTCTGCGCCGAACCCGCGAACGCGGGCGACCCAGGGAGTCGCGGACTGGTTCAAGGCACGTGGAATCGATCCGTACGGCGCAAACGAAGACGCATTCCAGTGAAAGAAAGTGAGTGAATCATGCCTATTCTCCAGGCAGAAGACATCGCAGACCTGATCACGACCACCCAGCGCAACCTGGGCGAGATGAAGTGGACCGACCTCTCCTACTCGCTCCAGGAGCACATCGCTCTTCCCCAGCTCCTCAACAAGAACAAGGTTTCGTTTGTCAGCGGCACCGGCATCCAGTGGAACCTGATGATCGGAACCACCGGCGCGACGAAGGAAGTCGGCCTCTACGCGACCGACAGCGTGAACGTGTCCGACGTGATGATCACGGCAAACATCCCGTGGCGCCACATCAACGCCTCGTACGCCATCGAGCGCCGCGAGATCGCGATCAACCGTTCCCCGGCACAGATCGTCGACCTCGTGAAGATCCGACGCCACGACTGCATGACCGACATGGCTGGTTTCATGGAGACGCGCTTCTGGCGTCGTCCGTCCGGCACCTCGGACACCCTCTCGATCTACGGCGTGCCGTACTGGCTCACCTGGACCGACAATTCGTCGACCAACGTGAACGGTGGATTTGACGGCGGCAATCCGACCGGTTTCAGCGCCGGCGCCGCGAACGTCGACTCAACCGTCTATTCGCGATGGACCAACTGGTGCGGCAAGTACACGGCGGTCACGAAGGACGACCTCATTGCCAAGTGGCGCCGTGCGTCTACCTTCACCAACTTCAAGCCGCCGGTCACCGCTCCGAGCTACCAGAACGGGAACATGTACGGCTACTACACGAACTACAACGTGATCGGCCAGCTCGAGCGAATTCTCGAGACCCAGAACGACAACCTCGGAAACGACGTTGCGTCGAAGGACGGTCGCGTCACGTTCCGTCAGACTCCGATCACCTGGTGCCCCCACCTCGAGGGACGCGCAGGCGATCCGATCTACGGCATCAACTGGGGCTCGTTCCGCCCGGTCTTCCTCTCCGGCGAGTACATGCGCGAAGAGGGCCCGAGCAAGGCGAGCAACCAGCACACCGTCTTCGTCACCCACATCGACACCACCATGAATCTTCAGTGCACCAACCGCCGCGTGAACTTCGTTCTCGCGACCGCATCTCCTGACGTCTCGGCGTAATCCGAGAGAAAGGCAGTTCAACCATGCCTCAGATGATTACCAAGTACAACTCGGGTCCCCTTGGCATTTCCGAGGCGGCAGACGCGCTTCTCGACCCGAAGAGCGCGTTCCGCTATTTCCTTGACTTCATCAGCGATGTTGAGGACGGTCAGTACGTTTCCACGGCAATTGCTGGAAGTGCGACTGCGGCAATCCAGAGCGCGCACGGCGGCACGGTTCTTCTCAGCACCGTCGGCACGACTGCTGGAGACGGTGCTATTGTCGGAAGCCCTAACGACCTCATCGTCCTTGATGGCGGTCGCTTCGTGTACGCCGAAGCTCGCATTCAGTTCAGCAGCACTTCGGCGTCGTGGTACTTCGGCCTCACTGCCGACGCGCCGGCGACGACCGAGTGGTCTACTGCGGCAATTGCTCCCGGAGGCGCAGCAGTTCTTGTCGGCCTGGACGCCGGAACCGACAGCCTCACAGGTGCGGTTGCTGGAAAGTCGCTTCAGCTCTCGACGTACGGAAGCTCCCATGTCGAGACCCTGATCCCTCTTGATTTCACTCTTGCGGCTGACACCTACTACCGCGTTGGGTTCGTCATTCAGGGATGGACCGTTCAGGTCTTTGTCAACGGCAAGAAGTACGGTCCTGCGACGAAGATCAATAGCAACGTCACGACAGCGATGGGCGTTCAGGTGAGTTGCGTTACCCGAGGAACCACGGCACGCACGCTCACATGCGACTACATCGACGTCGTCTGCACGCGCTGAAACAGACCATGTCTCCCCTGCACAACGACCTGCCACATGGCAGGTCGTTGTGTTTCATGACTTGTTCGAGATCGCAGATGCGGCGTGTATCGCCCAGGATGCCGCGTCGGTGACTGTTTTCAGTCCTTCCTGCTGCATGAGCGAGATCAGAAGGTCGTAGTCCGACTCCCTGATCCTGATGCTCTGCGTCGGCTCCTTGCGCCTCATTCGTCGACCTCCGCCATGCCGTACTTGTCGATCATGTACTTGGCGAGCTCGTCGTTGAGCTGTCCGAGGCGGCGCTGGCGGGTGTCAAGCGTGCGGTCGTCGACCTTGCGCTTGATGCGCCGGCCGATGCTCGGGTCCTTCATGAGGCCCTTCATCGTGTACGGCATCGGCATCTCAGGGAACATGGCGTTCCAGTTGCGAATCTTCTGCTGCGCCTGCACGATCATCCCTGACGCGATCAGCGTTGCGATCTCGTCCTTGTAGGAATCGAGCGAGTCCTTCATGACGACGATCTTGTTGTACTCGAGGCTCTCGAGGCTTTCCTTGATCGTCCTGAAGCCCATTGCTCCACGGACCTGCTCGGCGACCGTCTTCCTGAACTTCAGGCGGCCCTGCATGTCGTAGTAGTCGGCTTCCTTGCCAGACAGGACTCCCATGAGGTTCTCCACCTGCTGGAAAGCAGGGGACGACGCGTACGCGGCGCCAGCGAGCTCTGTGAACCCGTTCTGGTAGACGGCGTCCTTCTGCGTGGCGGATCGGAACGCGTCGGAGAACGCAGACAGCGTCGGCCCTGCTGCGAAGTTCCCGATCATCTCGTAGACGGTTCGCCCGTACGGCTTCGGGAACAGGACGATCGAACCAGAGATGTCGACGCCGGCCGCAGCAGGAAGGCCCATTGTCACGACGTTGGCCCATCCCTCGCCGAACTGCTCTCGCATTCCCTGGTAGATGTCGTAGCCAGCCGCCTTGTCCTCCTCGTCGGTCAAGTACCGAGCAAGCAGGTCGAACAGGAGGAAGACAGGAAGCCCCTTGACGCCGCCCATCAGGAGGAACGTGCTGGCCCAGCGGCCAAACATCATGCTCCTTGTGGTCGTCGACAGGAGCTCGTTCGTGCGCGGATCTCGAGCCCTGACGATGTTGTCGTAGGCAAGGCCGAACGACGAGAACATGAAGCGCTTGTACTGCAGGATCGTCGCCCTGGTCGGCCCACGGAAGGCGATCGGGTTGTTGGCCTTGCTGAACGAGAACTGGGTCTGGGCGACGCGGAGGAGCGCGTGGCGCGCGGCCTCGTTGTCGTCCATGCCGAGCTCTTCCTTGGCGTAGGTGTAGAAGGCGAAGAACGTGAAGTTCTGGTTCCTGCTTTCAGATCCGCTGATCGGGACCTTCTCAAAGATCTTCTTGATCCCGTCGTACGACCTCGACAGCCATCCCGTTCCGCTCGTAAGCCTGAACTCGCGACCCTCGTACCATTCTCCGTTCGGCCGCAGGTAGCCGTACCGGGACATGATCTCCTTGCCTTCGCGTCCGTTGTACCGCTTCGCATAGCCGACGAACCGCTTGGCGCCGATGATCGGGAACACGGTCTGGAACGGCTGCATCGAGTTCACGACCTGCTGGCGAACCGTCATCAGCTGCCGGAAGACGTTGACGGCGCGGACCATCTGCAGCCATCTGCGCGTCGGCATTGGGCCGACCATCGTCCGGAGGCCGGGGATGGATGCGATGAATCCATCGACGAACTGCTCGAAGTGGCTCTGCCTGAAGGTGGTCGTGTAGTCGAGGGTGTCCTGGAAGTGCGACGCCCACCCGACGAATCCCTGGCGACGCAGGTCTTCGATCGACGCGGTCACGTTCCGGCGCATGCGGTTGAAGTACAGCCACTTGTAGTAGCCGGCAGTCTGCGCCTGCCATGCCCGCATGAAGTCCATGTCGAAGCCTTCCTTGCCGGTCCTCTGCAGGAGAGGGGCGTAGAAGCGCTGCTTGGCCTCGGTCTTTCCGATGCGTCCTCGAAGCATCTCGCTGACCTGATGGCTCTCGAGGTCGGCCGCGTTCTGGATGCTCCTTCGGATCGCGGTGTACTGCTTGCCGCTGACGCGAACGACGTCCGGAGGAACGTGGGTCTGGACCTTGATCTCGATCCTTCCGATGTCAGCCTTGTCGACTCCGGCCGGCGGATTGCGGCGGAAGGCAAGCAGCCTTCGAACCATCTCCGCCTCGGTGTTGGCCGTTGCGGTTCCTCCGTCCATCGAGACGGACCGCCTCGACTCCTTGAGCGCATCTTCCTTGCTCAGTCCACGCGCGATGGCGCTTCGGTACGCCTTCTTGGAGTACCAGACGCCCTCGTACGACCCAAAGAACCCGTGGAAAGCGTGCGAGAACTTCTTGCCCCAGCTGTCAGGAACCATGATGTTCACCAGGGCGGCCTTCGCCTCCTCGACGGTCATCATGTTCCCGGTGTCAGAGTCGACGATCATGGTGACGACGTCGCTTGGGAGAAGCCCAATCTGGACCCGTTCCGAGTACCAGTTCGATCCGTTCTCGTTTGCGATCGACAGGACCCTCGAGACCTTCATGTACCGAACCATCTCTCCTGCCGCGTCGCGCTTGGCACGGATGATCCCCTGGCGCTGGACCTCATCGATCTTCTTGAACTCACGGAGGACGTCGATGACGTCGTCCGAAAGTCGGTTTCCGTTAGGGTCGACCCACTGGGAATCGCTGTTCGGCTTGTTCGGGTCGTAGTAGCGGTCCATCAGGACGTAGAAGAGCTTTCCGTTGTCCTTCCGGTACTCGCGAGGAAGACGCGCGTACAGGTCCTTGCCCTGCTCCATCGCGCCCTCGGTGACCCTCGCTCGCTCCATGTCGCCTGCAACAAGCTCCTCGGCGATGTAGCGGACGGTGCGGTTGCTGGAAGCCCACGCCGACGTGATGAGAGGCATGAACCACCGGCGGAACATGCCGATGTCGCCCTTCTTCTTGTACTGGACGACCGGAACGTCGGACTTTGTCCCAAAGAACCGCCTGATCGATGCAAGGGCTCCGCCCTTCTGTTCCGCCTGCTCGAGCTCGGGAGGAAGCGGAACGTCCGACTCGGACTTGAACTCAACCTCAGCGTCGTCCTTTGGAGCGAGAGCGGCCGGGAAGCTGAGAACGCCGGTCCTTGGTTCTGGATCCGTCTCGCCCGGGATGTCACCGTCGTCAGGGAACAGGTTGTTGACGGCCCTCCGCTGCGCCTGCGCTACTTCTGGCGGGACATCTCCAAGTCGCTCTGCGATGGCTTCCGTCGATTCTGGGTATCCATCGGCAGGTTCGTCACGTAGATCGATTGCTCGGTCTGAGTCGGATTCGATTCCAACTGACGCAGCAACGATTGCCTGAATTCCCCGTGGGCCTTTCTGTTGCCCTGGCCGGAGATCAGAGAATGCATCCAAGCCTTCGCTTCCATTGGGAGCTCCTTCGATTCCAAGAGTGACCGCTTCGCCGTAGGTCGGCTCGACGGAGTTGTTGATGATGCCGCCGTTGTACAGCGACTCGAGCTTGTCCACCATCTGGTCGGTTCGAAGCTGCACGATCGCGTCGACAGACGCAATCGTCGACACCGAGGACCTGAAGGCGTTCTGGCGAACGGCAGGGTCGTTGTCGGCCATGTAGTGGATCCGAAGACCGGTCACCTGTCCCTGCTGGACAAAACCGGCATCGGAAGACCGTGGATCGAACTGCGGCTCGACATGCCACCCAGGGACGGAGGCGTTGATCTCCTCTGCCAGGGCGAGCGCCTGGGTCTGGCTCATCGGGTTCCGAAGCATGACCCTGAAGATCGGACGCGTGTTCTCCGTTTTCTGGCCGAACGGAATGGTTCGCACGATGGTGACGCGCTGGTTCGATCCGGACTTCTCGACGATGTCGGAGATCTCCGAATGGAATCGGTTTACGTCGAATCCCTGCTTCACGACGAGCGAGACGTTGATCGACCTCCCGTTCGAGGACGATGCATTCTTTCCGTAGTCGACCACGACGACGTCGTCATCGTCCTTCAAGCGCTGAACGAGCGGCGAAATCAGCTCGCTGGATGGATCGACGTCCGATGGGATCTCGGCCTCGACCATCGCGATCCCCATCCGGTCGAATGCGCGCTCGAACGATCCGCCTGCTCCCTGCGAGGTTGTCCATCCGTTCGACGACCACAGGTCCTTCTCCATGAACCACATGAGAGCCTGCAGGTTCATCGGGGTCATCCCAAGCTCGGCGGCCGCCTCGTTCAGGATCGACTGGCCGAACTCGTATTCGCCCGTCGGCCTGTTGATGTCGCCGTCGAGAAGACGTCCCTGGACGGCAATCTCCGCGTAAGCGGGGATCCGCTTCTCTCCAAGGACGTTCCTGATGGCCCTTGCCATCCACAGGTCGATGGTCGCGTTCGTGCTGAATCCGGTCAGGTTCGAGTAGAAGGTGTGGACCTTGGGGCTGTTGACTCGCTGACCCCACAGGCCGGCCATCACGTTCAGCGCGGCCATCGAGTTCATTCCGAAGTTGCGCGGGAACGTGATGGTCGCTCCGTCGACGACGGACCCGTCCTCGTTGAATGCACCCGGGTTCTGGTTCCTCAGCATCGACATCCACTCGCCCATCGCCGTCTTCTGCATCTGCTCGTCGCCGTCGAAGTCGCTCTTCTTCGGCCCGTACTGCGACATCAGCTGCTCTGCGGTGAGGAAGACCTTCTTCTCCGGCATGACGACGTTGCCTTCCGAGTCCTCGTACGGCTCGGACGGGAACTTCTGCCCGTGGACCACGGTGATGGTCCTGAACGGCGTTGGTCCGTCGTACTTGTTCATGGCCGATCGCTGTGATCGAAGCATCTTCAGGACCGTGTCGTTCTTCGGCACGATCTTCTCGACCAGCGATTCGTTCTCCGACTCGATCTGGGAAATACGAGAATCGATTTCGGTCTCGAGCCTCGAGATCTCGGCGATCCTCCCCTTGTCCGTGAACCAGTTGAAGTACTGCTCCAGGATGGCGTCGTACTCGCCGCGCGTGAACGCCTGGATGGCGTCCACCGCGTACGTGAAGTTGATGTCCGCAGGAGTCTGAGGGCTCAAGGCCGCGAGGAGCTCGGTGAACATCCCCTGGTGGCGGCCGAAAGACCTGGACAGCCGGCCGAAGATGTTGTTGTACCACTTGTCCTGGGCGATGATGTACACGGAGCGCGGGTCGTTCTTCCCGCGAAGCTCGCGAACGCGGTCGACGATGTTCCTTGCCGCCTTCGATCGACGCTTCGAGAGACGCCGCTGGTTCCTCGATTCAGCTGCCTTCTTCGATTCCTTCGACATCCCGGACGTGCCTTCAAGCTGGCCCATCAGGCCCCATCCCACCTGCGACGTGGAGATGACGATCGATCCGTTCCTCTCGGAAATCGACTCGATGTCAGGAACTACCCAGCCGATGTCGCCGGATGCCCTGCGCGAGTTGGACGAGATAGTCTCTCCGAACATCGAGACGGCCCTGGAGGTGACCATGAACTTGATGACGTTGACGAGCTGCGCGGACTCCTCCTTGTCCTTGATGCCGAGCGAGTCGATGAACTCCAGGATCTTTTCGCCGTGCTGCTGCGGCAGGCTCCCCTTGAACGACACGACTTCATCGACCTCTGCCGGGCGCATCGAGTTCGTGGACGAGATCAGCGAGTACACGGCGGTCTTCGACGCGTCTGAAAGCGACGCGAAGCCAGGCATTGATTCGACGACGTCCTTGCTGACGACGATCTCGCGGGCAGAAGGAGCCTGCGCCTGCAGCTTCTTCTTGTTCTGCATGAAGAAGTCTTCCATCTTCGGCTTCTTCCCTGTGGGGAATGCCTGGGAGATGGCTTCCTTGATCGCGCTCTTCGAGTAGTGCCACGTCATGCCGATCGAAACACCGGCCAGCGAGAGGTTCCACTTGCTCGTGACGGCTCGCGGGTTTTCCTTCACCGAAGCGATCGGACCGATTGCGGTCGAGTCGTCCTGGCCTGCGAGAAGCGCCATAGACAGCTCAGGAGAAGATCCCTGCGGAACGTTCGTGTTGATGCGGAACTGTCCGCTGAGAAGCGGGCCGAACTTCTGGTTCGACTTCATGATGATCGATGCAAGCTGCTCAATTCTGGCAACGGCCTCGCTCTTCGAGACGACTCCTTGCTTTCCCTTCTCTGAAAGGAACGTCTCTGCAAGTCCTGGATCCTTCATCTGGCGCTTGACATCGGCCCTCTTCGACTTGTCGAACAGCGACAGGAACTCAGATTCAAGCTCAGCGACCCGCTGGACATGGGCATCGTGCATCGCCCTCTGGTCGCTGTTCATCATGGAGACGGAGATTGCCGTCAGGGCTTTCTTTGCGGATGCGATCGCGCTTGCGATCACCCGCATGATGGTCTCGTACATGGTGGATGCGTGCGAGTCGTCGAGAACAATCGTTCCGTTCTTGATCTTCCTGACGACGTCAGAAAGAGCCTCATGAAGCGCTTCTGGATCGGCAGCCACCATTGCCGTGACCTGCTCGAGGAACCTGACAAGAACCTCCTGGTGAATTCCTTCTCCAAGATCGGGGTTTGCCTCGTAGCCGTCCCTGCGAAGCAGCTCCGCGATTGGACCGAAAATCGCGGAAGCAGCCTTTGGATCCTCTTGCTGAAGCTTCTGCAGGAACGACCGCGAAGTTTCGTATTGAGCTCTTCGGTTGTCGCCGGACTTGGTCAGGAGAACGTGCCACACTTCGTGGTAGACCACTGCGGCGAATGTTCGAAGAGAGAACTGTCGGCTCCTGTCTCGAGCAAGTTCATCGTTCACGGTGACGAATTCGACCTTGACGCGACGCTCGTTCTTTCCAAGCGGCAGCCTGTTGTCCGGAATGGTCTTCCATCTCTTCGATCCATCGGTCATGGAAACCTGGACCTGACGGAAGATCATCGGGTATCCGCCATAAGCCCTTCCAATGGCTCCCGTGTCGCCTGGAGCAAACAAGACGAGCACGCCGTTCGAAGCGGCGAATCTCACGATGTCGGCGGCGCGATCTCCGTACTTTTTCGCAGCAGCAAGTGGGCTCAGGAACTTGCTGGACTGCAGAATTGGGAGAAATTCGGCTGTGAAGAGCCTTGGATCAAGATGCCGCCATCCAAGGTTCATGTTGATTGGCTGTCTGGCATCCGCAAGGTCGCTGTAGATGTCCTCGATGGTTTCCTGGTCCGTGACCGGGATCCCATCGTTGCGCAGGCGCTCCGACTCCTCTGGAGTCATCTTTTCAGCAGTGGCAGCAATGACCGGGAAGTCTCCGAGGTTCGCGCCGTCGCCTTCCTGGATCTTTCCGGCAAACTTGCGCAGGTTGCCGGTGATGACGAAGTTCTTGCCGGTGAACGCGGCGTCGCTGCCTGAGTCGAGCTCGTCGATCAGTCGATCTTCGGTCCAGATCTCGATGCCTCGGGCCTTTGCGTCTTCGATCTTTGCCTGTCCTGGTTCATCGCCGACAACAAGGATGTTCGTCTTGCCGGAGATCCCGGTCGTGACGACGCCTCCCATGCCGTTGATCGAACCAGTCGCCTCTGCCCTGCCCGCCTGTTCCGGCTTGCGGAACGTGGTGCGGACGGTCTTCTTCGGCTCAGCTGGCTTCTCTGCGGCAGGCTTCTCCTTGGAAGGAGCCTTGGCAGGAGCAGCTGGCGCTGGCGCCGCCTCCTTCTGCGCAAGGTAATTCTGCATCATCTGGTCGATAAAGCTGATTGAACCATTGAGCTCTTTTGTAGTTTTGTTCCGTTCCAGCAATTGCCGAACCGGAGCTTCGAAAGCTTCAAGAAGACTGAGGAATCGATCTGCATCGGCCTTTGATTGCTTGATAGCAAACCTAGCTAGTTCTTCAACGATAAAGTCGTTGTTCGGCGTTGCAAGATTGGCTTTCAGGGCATTCTGCAAATCCTCTTTGAGAGTCTTCTGATTTTGATTTGGACTAAGCCACGCAGGACGCTGGGTCCCTAGAGACTCAAAATTTGGATCTGGCCGTGCCTCTGGCAACGACCAATCTTCCTCGCCATCGGACTCTTCGTCCGTTTCTTCATCTGCCGCTTTGTTCTTGGCGGGTTTCTTTGCAGCCTTGGCCTCTTCCTTCTTGGAAGTCTTGGCTTCTTCCTTCTTTGCAGGTTTGGCTGCCTCTTCCTTTGCTTCAAAACCAGCAGGGAATCTATCGATTCCAAATTGCTTGGCAATCTGATCGTCAGTCAGCTGCTTCTCTTCAATGCGTTTCGACTTTGGCTGATCCCAAATACGGTACTTTGGAGAAAATGGATCGTTGGATCCATAAACGCGTTCAGTGATTGTGGAAACTGCATATCCATCTGCTGCTGCTCGTTTCACTTCCCGGGCAACTTCAGACGCTGCTACTTCTGCACTTCCTGCCAGACGCCAGCTTTGTTGAGATTCTTCCCATTTCATCCATCGAATTTTGTAGGTTGAAGCCTTGTGCGGGTAACTTTTAGCCGCAGTCTTTGCTTCTTCCGCCGGCTTTGCCTTCTCCGCAGCCTTGGCCTCTTCCTTCTTGGAAGTCTTGGCTGCCTTTTCCTTTTTCGTAGGCTTGGCTGCAATATCTGGCGATCGCTTGGAAGCAGCCTTGTAGGCTTCAGCTTCCTGTTCGGCAAACTGCAATCCCGACTCTACAGTGTCAAACCTGTGGGACTCGACAAATTTGTCATTCTCGTCATAAATATTACGAGCAAGAGAGATTTCGATTCGTTCGCTAGGTTCCTTGCGTGATCGAATTTTGTCGATCAGGAAAGGAAGACCGTACGCGGCAATGTCGTTTAGAGAAACATGCTGGCCTCCACCTGCATGCTGAGTCTTTGATTTGCCTTCGTAAAGCGTGTAGCTGATGACATATGAAACGGTTTGCGTTGAGGATGGCTTTGAAGGCGCGGTCTTCTCCGCAGGCTTGGCCTTCTCCGCAGGCTTGGCCTTCTCGGCAGGCTTGGCCTTCTCGGCAGGCTTGGCTGCTTCCTCCTTCTTCTTGGCTTCGGCCTGTCGAGCTTCCTCCTTGGCCTTCTTCTCTGCCTGCTGCTTCTCCTGCTTGGCATTTCGCTCCGCATCGGTCTTTGCCTTGAGAGCAGCGCGCTCCTCGGCGCGCTTCTTCTCTGCGGCCTGGCGAATCTCTTCCCTCTTCGATCGCTCGATGCTCTTTGCCTCCGCCCGCTTTCGGCGCTCCTCGGCAATCTTTGCCTCTCCCTCGGCCTGCTTCTTCTTTCGCGCCTCAATTGCATCCTCGTCTACTGCAAGCCCTTCCCTTGCCTTGAGCGAGACGTAGTCCTCGATCAGGGTCGGGCGAGAGGTTCCGAGCGGACGACCGTCGGTCAGCTGGCTGGTTCGAAGCTCGAGCCGCTTGCGCTCGCTCTCCGAAAGCGGCTTGCCTCTCTTGACAGGAGAGACCTCTGGAAGCGGCTCCGGAGCCCATGCACGGGTTGCCCGGCGCTTGCGGTCCTCGATGTCGTCGATCTTCTCCTGGCGGGACTCGCGCTCGCGGCCAGGACGTGCAATGGCAAGTTCTTTCTTGAGGCGCTTGAGCTCCCGCTCTTCGAATGGAGACACCGGCTGCAGCGTGTCCGCAGGACGCTCCTCCGGCTTCATCTTCGGAGCAGGCGCCGGCTTCTCTGCCTTCGGAGCGGGCGCAGGCTTTTCCTTCGGCTTGACGCCCTCACGGGCTTTCAGGGCCTTGTACTCGTCCTGCCACTTCCGCTTGCGCTCTGGATCAGAATCGATGCTGCCGCTGTTCAGCCGATCCTCGAGATCAGCCATCCTGGTCTTCTCCCAGTCCTTGAGCGGGCCCTTGCCCTCGGCCGCAGCGATCTCGCTTGCGCTTGGAACAGGAAGCGGATCAGGGGTGTACGTTCCGGTGCTCCTCGACCTGCGCTCCAGGGATGCGATCTTCGCGGAGATCCTGTTCTTCGCATCCTCGTCCTTTGCGGACTTCAGAGACTCGCGGAGCTTCTCGAGAATGCTCTTTTCGTACGGACTGAGAGGAGCCAGCGTTTCGTCGGCGACTCCGTAGATCTTCCGGACGGCAAGGTTCTCGCGCTCCTTCAGCATCGACTGAAGGTCCTTGCCCTTTGGCCTCTTCGCCTCGTCCTCAAGCAGGGCGTCGATTTCCTCGAGCCGAGACTCTTCCTTCGGAGTCAGCGCGACGGGAGCCTCTGCAGGCTTCTTGGTGATGCCGTCCTTGTCAGCCGCAAGACGAAGCTGTGCAACGAATGCAGCGCGCTTCTTCGGGTCGGAGAGGATCGCGTCCATCTCCTTTGCGATGGTCGGGTTTGGAAACAGGCGAAGCAGGTTTGCCTTGGAGATCGCAAGCCCTGGCGTGGCAAGGATCATCTGGACTGCGGTGCGGTTCTTGGAAACAAGAAGCCCAAGCTGCCCTTCGTCTCCGGCAGCCACCTTCGTTCCATCGATCGCGTCGTTGTCGATCTTGATGGGCTCCTTGGTCTTTCGATCGACCAGCGGGATCCCATCCATCGGGGTGCGCGACACCTTGCCTGCTCCAGCAGCAGGCTCGGCCGGCTTCTCTTCGGCTGGAGCAGCTTCTGGAGCTGGCGGCTTTTCAATCTTCACCGCATCGCTTGGTACCTTGAGGCCGCGACGCTTCAGCTCGGCAATCGCATCCTCTGGGCGAACTCTCAGGTTCTTTTTCTTTCCAGACTTGGTTTCGACATCGGTCGCGTCGCCGACACGCTTTCCGCGCGCGGCGGCGACTAGCTGTTCCTCCGAAAGGTCGGTTGGATTTCCTGCAAGGAACTCGCCTCTGGATTCCAGGCCAGCCTCAAACGCAGACCAGGCGGCTTCCCTGCTCTTCAGGTCGTGCTTGAACCTGGACAATTCCGTTGCACGAACGGCAAGACCGCCGATGCCGCCGCCGCCGACGCCGCCAAGGAAGTTTGCAAGCACGCCGCGCCAGGCTTCAGAACGAACCTTCTCATCGTCACTTGTGAGCTGATTGATGAGGTACTCGCGCTTCAGCGGATCTTCGCCTCCGGCGCGCCAGGCAGCGATCTGCACAAGGTTTCCGAGAGCGTCTTCTGAAATCTCCTGGATGCCTTCGGCGGTTCCGCCGGCAGCAATGCGACGGATGAGCTCCGTGCTCTTGCTCAGCTTCCGGACCGATGCGGCAACGGCAGCCCTTGAAAGCGTGTTCGCCGCAGCTTGCTCTGCCTTCCCAAAGATCGCTCCGGCCGGGATTTTCTGCAGGACCATCGACGAGATGCCGTAGAGAGAGCCGTCGACCGCTCCGATCGCCCGCGCGGACTCTTCGTCGAAGCCGTTTGCAAGAGCCTGACGGTACGACTGGTCGTAAGCCCCGCCTGCCGCCTGGGCCGCCGCCGATCCCATGAAAACTGCAGGTGCCGCCGCGCCGCCAGTCGCCAACGACAGGCCGATCGCAACTCCAACCTGTCCGATTCCGTCTCCGATCGCGTTTACGGTCTGCGCAAGCTCGTTGGTCGTTCCAGTCATTTCCTGACGGGCGTATTCAATGGCGCCAGACAGGTTGTTGAAAAAGGTAGATACGCCCTCTCCCGTGGTTCCTCGGTCGAATCCGAAGATGTCCTCTGACCACGCCTCAAGTCCCGATCCAACCATCGCGCCAAAGCCAGAGAAAGCCTTGACGGCCCCCGCAATGCCGGAGAACGGAGAAAGAAGGACCGATCGAACTCCGCTTGCACCTCCGGTTGCCTGGATCGACTGAGCCTGCTGCTCGAGCTTCCTGTTCATCCATGCGCCGAACTCGCCGCGCTCGATTGCCTTTTCCTGCTCGATCCTCGATCGAACAGCCTTGCGGAGATCAAGGATCCCGATGATGCCCTGCTGTTCCTTTGAAAGCGAGGAGACCTTGCGGGTCTTGCTGACGAAGTCGTCCTCCCACCAGAACGGATTGCTGACCGTTTCTGTATCCCAGATGTCCTTGGACCTTTCGTCCTCAAGCTGCTTTTGCTTGGCGATCGCGGCCTGCACCAGCTTCGGTGGAGCGGACAGCATCTGGCTCGTTGGAGCGTACTTCTTCGCCACTTCGTCGTACGAAAGACGCGAGTCGACTCCGCCGACAGCGGACTGCATGTTCTTGATCCATGCGTTTGCGTCGACAGATCGAGCTGTTCCTCCGATCGAAGAAGCGTCCTGCCGGCGCTGGTAGATCCCCTGGGTTTCCTGAAGCTTCTGGTCGGCGACAGATCCCTGCCGGCTTCTCTCTCCGATGGCAGCGACAGCCTGGTCGAGCTTCTGCATCGCAGCGCGAGGGTCGTATCCCTGAGCCGTGGTGTCGATCCCGGTATCTGCTGCAGATTGAACCAAAGATGAAAGGCTGTCCTGGGACGCTTCTTCAATGGGAACCTGCCCGGGAATCTGGCCCTGATTTCCAATAGGAACCTGGTTTGGATCGATCATGCTCATGTTGTTCACCTTGCAGAAGGCTTCTTGGGCATCTCGTTCATGTTTGCGGCGTTACGAGCTTCAGATTCAGTCTTTCTGCCTTGCCGTTGCGTATCGGCCGTCTTCTGCTCATCAGCAAGCTTTTCTTGACGCAGTTTACCAGCCATGTTTGCTGGAACTTTTTGCTTCGTTCGCTCGTTGTAGAACGTGCTTCTGTAATCACCAAACCTGGAATCTGGATTTTCGCGAGACCAACTGTTGATCTTGGCCTGGATCTCGGCCATGACCTTGTTTCTGATCTCGTCGTTTGTTGCCTGGCCTGAAGACCTGTTCACCATGTCCTCGACAAGAGCGTTGATCCTGTCCCACCGGTTCCACTTTCCTGGACCCTTCCCAGGGCTCATTCCATCAAATTCGCCTCCAGCGCCAAAGGCTCCGACCTTGTTGGCGAGATCGGTTTCTTCGGCAACAACTTCGTTCAAGATCGATTCCACTGCAGTGTTCACGGCACGATCGACCTTTGGGCGCATCTCGTACACCTTGTCCGGATCGTCCAAGTACGCAATGTCTCGCATGGCTTCCGAGAATGCCTTGGAAGTCTTGGCAGTGACCTCCATGCGACGTCCTTCAAACGTGTTCCCTCTTGAGGTATTGGAGATTTCCGCGATCCTAGATCCCTTTGACTGGTCTCTTGCAAAACCAGTGCTGGCAAACCCTGGGGCTCCATCTGGGTTCTCGCCGTTCGTGTCGATCTTGTACCCGAGAGAATGGGCGATGTACATCGACATCAGTGCCTTCGCTGGAGTGTTGAGCTCGCCGTAGAAGGATCCGACGACCTTCATCAGCGCCTCCTGCTTCGGTGACAGGTTCGATGGATCCCATTCCTCGTCGATAGTCTGGTACTTCTGCAGGGTGTCTGCAAACGCATTCCAGTCCTCGGGGTTGCGCGCCCGGATCTTCCCGAGCTCCTTTCCAAACGACTGCCGCACGCTGTCTGGGAGCGAGAAGTCCTGCAGGTCGATCGTCTCGGAGTTGAACGGAAGCATTCTGATCTGCTTGCCGTCCTTCTGCGAAGTGATGTTCTGGAACGGAGTGTCGGTCTCGAGGTCCGCAAGCTGGCGCGGACCGACAGGAGCGGCGACCATCTCTCCGTTCTGATTTCGAACAGCAGGGATGTCCACATCGCTTCCCCTTCGGCGAATGACCGAGGTTCCATACGTTCCCTGTCGAACGCGGTACCTGTTGGTGTCGACCGGAGGCTTGGCCTTGTCTTCCTGGCCGATTCCGAACATCTCTCCAAGAGACTTCTTCTGCTGGTTCTGCAATTCGTATGTGCGCTTGAAAGCTGAAAGGCGAGCCTGTGACAGGTCGACCTGGATTCCCTCTGCCTGAATCGCCTGCAGCGCTGCGACAGGATCTGTCTGCAGCATCGCCTGGATCGACGCTCGCTTCTCTGGGTCTGCAACCTGAGACATCGCCTGGACAATCTGCTCGCGCTCCTCCGGAGACGCTCCTTCTTCCGCCTTCTTGTCCCACTTCTGGAACTGAGAGAACAGCTCTTCCTGGTCCGGAACCTGCTGTTCACCTGACGACTGTCCGGACATGGACGACTTGGACGAGCGTCCTCGACCTGACGATCCTCCACCGACCGTCTCTACCTTGCCGCTGTTGGCGTCGATGTACTGCGTGCCCTCTGGAAGGGAATCAATCTCGACCTGGTCTGCAGTGACAGGGAGAAGCATTCCGTTCGGACCCCTTGCCGCCTGCATGATGTCGCCAGTCTCGGGATTGCGAAGTGCATTCCCTCCGATTGGCTCAAGTCCCACTGGCTGAACGTCTGCGAACTCCTCCGGAGGAGGGGCGTCGTATCCGAAGGTGCTGTTGGTGAACTCGCGGCCCTGTTGGAATCCGGTCTGGATCTCCTGCGCTCTCTGCGAGATTCTTTCAAGAGCCTGCGCTCGCTGTTCTGGCGAGAACCTAGGGTCCATCATCACGTTTTGCGCGGACTTCTGGAGGTTTTCGGCTTCCTTGCGGTACGCGTCTTCTGTGAATCCCTTGAACTGACCGATCTTCCTGTCAATGGCCCCGAACCTTCCGCCCTGGAGATCCAGGTTGTAGGCATCGGCTTGTTCCTGGCTCACGGGTCCTGGCATGTTGTCCGGAGACGCAGGCCGGCTTGGGTCGTAAGGCGCCTGGGCCTGCGGGGCCATGCCTGGAATCTGCGGCATGGGAGCCTTCTGCGTCGGCATCCTCATCATGTCAGGGCCAGCCTGATTCATTGGTGCCGAAGAAGGCTGCCCGGACTGAGCCATGAAGTCGCTTGGAGCTGGTCCCGAATTCTGAGCATCGCGCATTCCACGATACGAAGACAGCGAAGGATTCTGCTGCCTGAACTGCTGCGACATCTCCGCCATGTTCCGTGGAATGCGAATGTTCGTCCCAGTTGCAAAGGTTCCGCCCTCGGTCTGGGTGAATCCTCCGGCCTGAGATCCAGGAGCAGGCTTTGGAGCCTTCGGCTGGCCTGGAGGAAGGGATGGCGGCGTGGACGAACCCGGAGCCTTCCAGTTGCCTGGCAGCGGCGGGTTGTTCGGGTTGACCGGAGGCTTCCAGTCTTTCGGCAATGGAGAATTAGCTTGCTGCATGGCTGGTCCTCGACCTGCCACGTGGCAGGTGTGGTCATTCTACTTGAGCAGGAGCTGGATGAATAGCGCCTTGATGCGATCTTTCAGCTGGGCGTGACGGCCATTTGCCTTGCCAAACTTGCCTCTTGGGCAGTCAAGGGCCGGCATGGTGAGCTTGACCGAAAGCCTGGACCGATCACTGACGCCGCATCCGCACCCCTTGCAGAATCCGATCGAGTCCGGGATCGCCCCGGTTCTTCGCAGGTCGCAGCCCATGCACGCGTCTCGCCTGGCCTGGAAGACCTTGTCGGTCACAGGACCGTAGAGCTGTAGGCTCAGTTCTGCGGTCATGTACTTCTTGGCGTTCGCAACCGTGTACTCAGGCTTCTGATCCGGGACTCGAGTCTCCTGATGGATCTGCGCGGGAGCCGCATCCAGCTTCTGGTCTTGCTGGAGGTCGATGGTGGTCCTCGATGAGATGTAGTTGTCGTTCATGGTGGTCACGAGCAGGTGATCGAGTGTCCGATGCAGGCAATCTGATTGGCGTTGGCGTGAGGAGGGCAGTCCGATCCAGAGGAGCACGGAGTTGCCTGGGGGCCTGTGTACGGATCCACGGTTGTAGGGTCGCAGTCGCACTCGAAATCAAGGCACATTGCTCCGCAGCACATCCTGCCCGTGTACTCGCTTGATGGGCAAGGAGTGAGGCAACCGCATCCCCAGCACCACGAGTCGCTGTCAGAGCCAGGGGTGATTGCTGGATTGCAGATGCTTGACTGCGGCGCCGGATGGCTCTTCGACCACATTGCCCAAGAATTGAAGACAGGAAGAGGAGGAGATTCCGTCCTGCATGTGAACGGCACTGAGTCAAGCCACGAGTCAACGGATCTCTTTGCCCCGACAAGGTAGGACTCGAGAGTCATCTTGCAGGATATCTTCGTGCACAGCTTGCACTCCGGGCCGGGCGCGCAGACCGACATGTCAGGGGATTTGAGCTCGTTGTCAGCCGCGTATAGGAAGTACTTGAAATGAAGTCCCTCGCAGTATGGTTGCGCCGAGAGGCTCTGGCAAATGTCCGGAGGACCGCAGTTTCCAAGCGGAAGATCGCAATCGTATGTGTCGCATCCCCTGCAGTTTACTGTGACTCCAAGAGACGAGGTCGTGTTGCAGCAGGAACATGCGGTTGCGGTGCCAGCGGTCCTGCATGATCCGGTCAACGCGCCAATGCAGTTGGCGGATCCCCTGGTGTCTCCGAGAAGAATCGACAGCTTTTCGTCTCCGGAGCACAGGGTTGCGTTCCAGTCAGCCCATGTCCATCCTCCTGGACGGCCGCGAAAGTAAACCCACTGACGCTCGCACCAGTAGTCGTAGTCGGCCTGGTTGAGCGTGGATCCCGGGTAGTCGATGAAGCAGCTTGCCTGCAGAGGTGCAAGGTCCGGGTTTGACACCACGTCTCCCTTCCGCAGCAGCGGCTGGAGGGATGTTCCAACCGTCTTGTACGTCATCCGCTTCCTGAACGGACCAAGGGGGTTCATGTTCTCGACCTTGGTGATGCATCCGGCGTACCCTGCGCCTGGAAACCGCACGTTGAGTTCCTGGTAGGCGGCCTTCTGCTCGTCTCTCCAATCGTTGGCGCGGATGTATCCGGCGTCTGACAGCTTCTTCAGGACGGCTTGGCTTGGGTGGGCGCAGGCAGTTGCCAGGTCTGTCAGGATCTGGAGAGCCTCGGCGCCAGTGATGACTCCAAACCTGGTTGCGTCGATGAGATCGCCTGCGTACAGGGGGATTCCAGAGCATGCGAAGATCCACCACTTCGGGACAAGCTGAGACGTGTTGCATGTCCCAGGATCGTTCGGGATGTAGATCCTTGCTCCTTCCGGGCAGGTCTCCGCGATCTTCCACCACCGCTCGAAGTGCACGACGCACAGGACCTGGTTCGCTCGGTTCAGCCCGCCGAGACGGTCGCAGTTCGAGTACCCGCCGATGAGGTCGCAGTCGCCTCCAGATCCGAGGTTCTGACCGTTCTTGTGGCAGATGGCCTCGACAAGCCATTTCCACCTGTCCGTGACGGACATCCTGGCGCGACGCCAGATCGACATGCCTTCATCGTTGCACGTGTCGCAGCACGTGATGCAGTTCTTGCTCCACGGCTGTCCGTTCCAGTTTGGATCGTTGCAGCATCCGTTTTGCGGAAATGAGCACGGAGGAAAGGAGTTGCATGCGGTGCTCAGGTACGACGCGCACGCAGTCGGAAGCCCGCTGATCGGGTCAATCTCGCAGGATGACGGCGGGCACATCTCGGCAAGTCCGTCGTATCCAGCCAGGCCAAGGGACGTCATCTTCACGCATCGGAACCAGCATGAATCGTAGTGATAGATGGCTTGGATCGGTTCTTCCGAAGGCTGCGATCGAATGCAGCAAAACTCGTCGAACGATGTTCCGCCGGACTTGTAGCATCCGGCGTTTGTCCTGATCGAGTATCCCGGACGCTCGCACCAAAGGAGCAGCGTGTCCTCCTTGTGGCAGCATCCGGAATCGATCTCGGTCTGCCAGATGCAGTCCTTGACGCAGGCGCCCTCCGCTCCGCAGCAGCATGCCTGAAGAATACCGCTCATCAGACGATCTCCCTGTAGCGGACGAACGATCCCGCCTTTGCCACGATCGCGCTGCCGCCGACCTCGCTCGCGAAGCGCGCGATCAGAGTCGCGTCCGCGTTCGCGCGGATGACGCCCTCGATGACGGCGAGGTTGTTTCCCGTGGCCGCGCTCGTCGCGTTCGAGGCCGCCGGCGAGTCGAACGCCTGGATCAGCGCGTTGCGCGTGGTGGTCGTCGTGGTCAGCGAGTATTCGCTTGTGTAGGAGCAGGTCGCCGCCGTTCCAGCCGATGCGTTGATCGACCAGCGTGAACCCGTGGTCGTCGCGGCGGCGGTATAGAAGCACACGAACTTGAACTCGTAGAACTTCGTGTTCGTGATCGCGAAGGACAGGCCCGTGACATCGGCGATCGTGTTGGCGACGGCGTTGTTGTTGGTGATGTCCGAGGCCAGCACGACGATGCTGAAGCCGCTCTGCGCCGCGCCAGCGATCTGGTTGATGCTCGACTTGACCGTGCCCGCGCTCGACAGGACGTACCAGCCAGCCTCGTCGGTGTAGACGAGCGTCTCGCCAGTCGCGAGCGCGAGCTTGCAAAGGATGCGCGTCCCGACCTTGACGGTGCAGGTGATGCTTGAAGTGTCCTCGTTGTAGACATTGACATAGTCGACGCCGCGTGTGTAGGTCGCGGCGGGCGCGGGCACGATGTTGACGGCGCTGGTGTTGTTCGTGTCCACCGAGGTGAACCCCGGCGAGAGTTCCCCGGACTTGGTGTCGCGCCACGACGCGTACGAGCGGGCCTGATTGGTGGCCACGGTCGCGTTCAGTTGGATCGTGAGGTTGGTAGAGGAGTCGAGGAAGATCATTGGTCAGATTCCGATGTAGGCGACGCGCATGGCCTCGTCGAAGGCGACTCCTCCGCCAATCCCCCCTCCGCCGCCTCCGTCGCAAAGAACCTCAACCGGGTTGACCTCGTTGAACCATGCGCGACCTGCGGAATCGATCCACATCGGAACGATGGAGTCGATTGGGTACTCGAGCCTGGCAATTCCTGCAGGGCCGATGTTTCCTCCGTCGTCGTTGACGGTGGTCTCGTAGCAGTTCCACGCCTTGCCGCTCCTGCCAGAGGACCTGCCGAAGTTCACGGCCACCCATGTGCCTCCGGTCGCGGATCGCTCGACCTCCAGCCATTCGTACTCCCACCACGTTCGTCCAGACACTGGAGATTGGAGGAGAGACGCCGTGATCTTTGCGGCAAAGACCTGTGGAACAAGCCTGTCGACGGTCCTGTCCGGAGTTGCCTGTCGAGACGACCTCGAGATGTCCTCGATGTAGCGATCGATCGCCTCGTCGCGGGCGCGCTCAGATCCCCGTCGTCCGGGGGTGGGTAGCATCTGCAGGATTTCGCCCATCAAAACACCGTTGATTCATAGATGATCTGGTCGCTCTGCGTCTTCCACTTTCCGTTGCCGGAATCCAGCGACTGATCCCACTGCGGCTGCTGCCGGTAGTGCCCCGAAGGGTCGTAGATCAGCGTGAGGCTCGTGGCCCACGGGAATGAGCCAATGTCGTTCTTCACCGACTCGAACGACTCGTACTTCAGCGTGTAGTCTGCGAACACACCGGAGATCTCCGGAATCGAGAAGGTGTTGGAGTTCACTTTCCCTACCTTCAGCAATTCTGCGTCGCTCACTGTCAGGAACGACGTCGTGTAGTCGATGTCGATTCGCATCATCGGGCGCTGCATCTTGTACGGCCTCGGGAACATCTCCGGGGTCTGAAGATTCCCAGGTCGCAGCTGGAGCGAGTACCAGTCCTGAACGGATGGATCGGAGCTGTGCCTGTACCCGTTCTGAAACGAGGACGAGTTGACCAGGAACCCGTCCACATGGTCGATGACGCTGCGAACCCTGATGCGTCGCTCGATCTGGTTCCTTCGTCTCGTCCTCGCGGTTCGGCCGTACTGAAGCGTGACGATGTACTTCCCGTTTCCGAACCTCGTCGCATCTCCAGACAGAAGCGGGATGTTCAGCGTGCCAGAGTAGATCGTGCTGCCGACGCTTGCAACGGCGGCGTCGATTGCGTCCGTCTGCGTGAATGTGTCGGTCACCATGCACTTGATGACCGCGCGGTCAGATGTCTCGGACTCATAGCCGACCGAGAGCGATGTCCCAGGGATGAAGGACTTGACCGTAGGCACTGTGGATCACATTCCCGACCTGATGGTCTGGTGAATCGAGCGCAGTTCGGCAAGAACCGCCTCGAGAAGATGCGCGGTCTGGTCGATACCAAGGTCTTCCTGTGAGAAAGAAGGCTCCCGGCCGGCCGGAGGAGCGGCGGAGGAGGACGCGTCCTTCACGACCGGCCGGGAACTGGCGGCAGACTCTCCGCCGCGCATGGTCTGCTCGGGCGTCCCGAATGCGGCTTCGTAAGCGCGCATGTCGATGGAGTCTTGGTTCTGGTTCATCATGTGAACGCCGCCGTCTCTTCGGTGTCAAGTCGAGCGGTGTCGGTGATCCGTCCTGAAATCGTCAGCTGAACCGTCGCGGCGGTCCTGACCCAACGCACCCTGCAGGACTCGACGATCATGGACCCGCGAAGGTAGATCCCGCTCGCAAGCTGGACGGACCACCGCATCCTGCAGAAGGTGTCGTCAGTCGAGAACATGTTGGCGATGCCGATCCACGCGTTTCCGCCACCTTGTTCTGCAAGGGTCTGGGTCGAGACAAGCAAGCCCTGAAGGGCAATCTGCCCGCCAAGGAGACCGGAACCTTCATGGGTGTGGAAGGTGTCGGCGACGGTGTTCGTTCCACCTGTGGTGTCTTCGACTACCTGACGGTAATCGATGTCGCACGCCTGCAACTTGAGCCGCATGGACTCAGTTACGGCATTTGACTTGACGATTTGCAGGATCGCCGTGCCTGCTGTTCCCGGCTTTGCAAGTTGGACGGTTGCCATGAATCACCTCACGCGCTGGTGGTGATGCTTGCCCAGGTCGCGGAGGTGTTGGTTCCACTGTTGACGTAGATTCGCGTTGTGGTAGTGCTAGCTGCCACGTTGATCGCGATGCATCCCTTTGCGTATCCAGGCGCAGAAGCGGTCGGAACTCCGTTGAACCATGCAAAGCACTTTCCCTGGCTGGTTCCGATGTTGGACGGGCCGACTGCTTCTGCAAGCTCATCGATGGTGTTGTGGGCTGACATCTTGGTCTCCTAGTAGAGGACGTTGTTGTAGGTGATCTGGTTGGGCAACTTCGCCCTTCCCTGAGAATACAGTGTATCGCTGCGGTCGGAGTTGTGGCCGATCATGGCAGAGCCGGCCATCTTCCGGTCAAGGGACACGCTTGCCGCGATTCGCTTTTCAAAGTACGCGCGATGCTCTCCGTTCGGAGAGTCGGCGTACTGCTCGGCAACCGCCAGGCAAGACGCAAGCATGGCCTCGTGGTGGTAGGCAATCCCTGGAGGATGAAGTTCGGTTACTCCAGATCCTGATCCGACCAGATCCGTTACTCCAGGAAAGATGAACAGATACCGAAACGACAGGTTGTAGGTCTTGTCCGGCCTTGGGAACAAAACAAGTTCGTAGCGGGTGTACTGTCCAATGTGGCCTGTATTGCCACGATGGTCAATTCCAGGGTTTCGCCAAGGACGGACGCAGAAGTACGCAGGCACTCCTGTCTGCACCGCGCTGTTCAGGAACATCTCGCGAATCTGCTGGTCGCCGACTTGTCGGACAGGCATGTATCCGCTTCCGGCCTCAAGCGTGAGATCGCCCTCAATGCCTCCAAAGGATGTCGGGAGGGCAAAGATCGAATCGGTGATCGTGAACGGGACCCGGCTTGCTCCTGAAAGCGTGAATTCGTCGGAGGAAACCACATCTTCGAGTAGAAGAGTATCCGTATCGTCTATGGAGAAGATGTGAATGATCCGCTTTGCGTCGAATGGACTTGAAGTTGAAACCGTCATCAGAGAGTTGTCGATTGAATACTCGAGTACTCCGTGGACGCACCATGCAGGAAAGGAAGGACTGCCTCCAAAGTTTGCAAATCCGTTTGGTGCGGAATCGACTGCAACAAGACCAGCGGATGCTCCTCCGATTCCCTTGTACTCAGCATGAACGGCAATCGTCATCGTCGGACGCATGAACGACCAGATGTGGCTTGTCCCGTCCGCAAGGATCGGAGGGGCGTAGAACTGCCGCATTCCACGGTCGATGACCGCATCGACATCTGCCTGCTGCTGGGCGGTCATGGAAGTGTATGTCCGTCCAAACCCGAAGTAGCGACCAATCTCTCCGCGCCACTGGTCGAGATGAATCGCAAGGGATGTGTGCGAAGTTGATGCAGGCATGTCAGCCCATCCGAATCATTGCGTTTGCGACAGCAGCAGTTGCCGACCCGGAGAAAGTGATTCCGATGTAGTCGGCTCCACCAAGGTGCGGAGATCCGATCACGCCGATCACAGTAGCGGATCCGGTTCTAGATCCGGTAGATGCACCAATCGTGTTGTCGAGTACCGCATTGAAGCCGTTGGTGACTGCGATAGCAGCGCTTGTGTATTGAGTTCCTGCGGGAGATGAAACGACAAGTCCTCCGTCAGTCAAGGCAGCCGAGTAAAGCAGTTTCACGGTCCAGAAGGTCTGGTCTGCATCCTGCGCCTTGTTGCCGTAGTACGCCCAAACGTACATGGTCCCTGCATTCGATGCAGCGCTGACCACCATCGGCATCACATACAGCTCTTCGAATCCGGAAACATACACAGGAGCGTAGTCGGCTCCAGTGGCTACATTTCGGATCGGAGGAGGTGAGGTTCTGAAGTAATTTCCTTCACCAGAGCTGGGTCCGGATGATCCAAGGATTTGAGTTCCCTGAGAAGCGGTGCTCGTACCGATGCTGACGCCATCTGGGTATGCATAGACGGTTGGAGAGTATGCGGTCATGTTACTTCCCGTTCCTAGATCGGTTGACGGACTTTGATTGAACTCTCAGGTTGGAAGGCTTGTTGTTGCGGGGGTTGGAATCGCGGTGATCCACATCGCGTCCGTCCCCCTTCCGAACCACGCCTTGCTTCTCCATGAGACGACGAGCCTTGTTGCGGCTGGATCGATCCGCAATCTTTTCAGGCTTGCCGTGGAAATCACGGTATTCCTTGGCGTAGTTTCTAGGCATTGAATTACTTCCCGCCACCACCGAGCTGACCAAGCTTGGCTGCCATGAACTTCTTGTTTCCAACCTGCTTGCTAGTTCCGGACTTTGCCGAAGCCTTCTTCATCTTGCTCTTGGGCATGTTGCCCTCCTTTGATTGTGCGTGCCTGCACTTGCAGCCGCGTTTCACTTTTCGGCAATCCAGTACTGGAGCACTGGACTGCCAGTAACCGAACGGAACGTCGGCGCTAGTGCGCCCGCAGTTCCGTTCAGACGAAATAGAGCCACTTCCTTCGGCCGGAGCTCGATGAATGGCGTGAACGACGAGGTGCCGGTTCCAACGAGGATGACCTCGCTTCCGGTGACCGAGGTGTTCCTGAGATACATCCATCCACAGTCTGTGCTTGCGAGCGTTCCAAGGTCGATTGCAACGGCGGTAGCCGAATTGCTCGCGGCTTGGGCACCACCGGCCGCGCGGGTCCCGCTCATGTCGAATAGCTGCGTGCCTGGGTTCTGCGTGTTAGCCAGAAGACCCTTGGTGACGGACATGACCATCGTGATGGAGATTTCGTTTGCCATGTCAGCAGTTCCACGCCCGAAGGCTCTTGTTGATGCGGCTGTTCGGGTCCCGGGCAGTCTTCTCCGAAGTCAGCTTCTTCTTCATCCCGCCCATCCGAGCGCAAAATGAAGCTCGGCGAGAGGCGTCCTTCTTCGTCTTTGGATTGGGAGCGGGCGGCTTGATGTCACGCCCTTCTGCCCGTAGCGACGCACGCCCCTTCGCATTCAGACCGCCTTTCGGATCCTGGCCTTCCTTGCGTTGCCATGCAGCGCTCATTGGTCGTCCTCCACGAAAGAGGGTGGCACCATGTACCACCCTTCAGGAACCGTCACCTTGTTGTCGGACAGGATCCACTCGCCGCTCCTGAGCGTGTAGACCTGCATCCTTGCGCACGGTCCCACTCGGATCGGGCTTGACTCCGGAACCAAAACTGTCCTGTTGCACCCAGCCGCGAACGCGAGAGCCGGCACGGCGAAGAACAGCAGGATCGCTGTCGCCGTCGACGGCCTTGCCCCGGTCCTTTGCGAAGATCGCGAGGACTTCTGCGATGAGCCTGGAGATGAAGGCGAGGAATGCATTCATTCGTCCTTCTTCTTCGAGTCGCTTGCAAGAATCAGTCCGATTCCAGCGATGATCGCCGCTGCAGCAGAAGTCCAGTCAGGAACTGTCGCATCAGATCCGTCAAAGAGCGCAGTCAGGATCCCGCCAACTGCGACGAGGATCGATCCGATTCCAGCAACTGTGGTGTTTCGATTCTGCAGGTTCACTTGTCCTCCAATCGCTTCACGCGTTCGTCCATTCGGACCATCGTCTCTCTGATTTTACCGAGTTGACCGTGAATCCACCCGCTTGCGCAGAATGCCGCTACGAATGGACTGAGGATCGTGGCAAGTTGCTCGAAGGTCATGGTGCTCCGATTATACACCAAGCATGAGAATTGCAACCCATGATCCCGAAAACCGTCCGGACGCTCCGACCCCTTGCGGGGGCCACCTGCCACGTGGCAGGTCTGGTGTTTGGTTCAGGCATCCAGGGTTTCACCCTGCCTGCCGATCCAATGGACAAGCGGCTAGCGCTGGGCCGAGGCAGTGTGTCGTACGCGCACCTCGGCTGGATCGGATCGACGGCGGTCGCCATCGATTCCTACGTGACGAACCCACGAAGGCAGGGTGCTCGAGTAGCCGCAGCTCCGTGTCAGTCGAGCGTGACCAACAATTTGTGCCCGCAGCGTCATAAGCGCGAGCGTGGGAGCAGCAGGAATAGAAAACGCCCGCCACCGATCGGCACAGTGACGGGCGCTGGGGGAAAAGATGCCATGAGCGTTTGCTCGAAAGCCATCCTTGCCGGGTGCAGCAAGGATGGCACGAAAGGAACCTGACCTAGCCGATCACACTTTAGCATCGGAATACGACTTTGCCATTACTTCGATGAGAATCTTCGAAATTTTGTCGTCTGATTTCTGCTGGTACATCTCGATCCGGCAGTTCTTTGGGTTGTCGTCGACGATGACCGACAGTCCACGGCGCGACCTTGCAGACGGAGTCTTCAGGCAGTCGATGGTTTGCTTTGCGGACGCAAACAGATTGTCGTCGTCGTACGCACGCTTTCCGCTCCCGTACATCCTTGTGATTCTGAGGATCACGGGGCACAGGAATTTCGGAAGCGGGCTGCCGAGAACCCAGACGTACTGCTCCATCTGCTCCCTTATCTGCTTTCGGACCCTGTAGTGGCATCGCAGCAGATCTCCCGCCCTCGGGAGGTCGATCGGAAGAACAACGGACCAGTAGACCGGATCGCCTCTGCAATCAAAGATCGAAGAAGTGGCTGGCCGACGCTTCCCGACGAGATCCACGCCCGTGCATCCTTTGCCGGCGGCACAAGGATCCCCACGCGGCGGCACTTCGTCTTCAGGAACCTCGCCAGCTTCGTCGCGCTGTCGATTCCCACCTCGTCCGAGTCGCTGATCAGGCACACGTCCATCCCCTCCACGACTTCGCCCACCAGCGCGTGGCTTCCCATCGCGCTTGGCCTCCCGATTGCGTTCATTCCCATGCCCAGCACCGCAGCCGTGTCCGTCGGTCCCTCGCATATGACGATTCCCTTTCCTGGCCTGGGCCAGTCAAAAGGCATGAAGAGTCCCTGTTTCGATCCCTTGACTGCCCACTTCTTGCTCGAAAGCGACCTCAGACGAATGCCTATGAGCCTCTGCCCGTCACGAAACATCGGAAACGAGTAGGCATCCGATGACGCAGACCATCCTACGCGAAGGAGCCTGAGCGCGAACGAAGGAACGCCGATCGATCTCGACAGAATCCCGATTCTCTCGTCGGTGCACGCCTCCATCATCTTGCTTGAGAACCGCGACAGCACGAGGTTGTGTTCCGGCAGCTCTTTTCCTGCTTCGTCTGCCCGGAAAGGCGGCATCGGCACCGTCTTGTCGATGACGTGCAGGTATCCGCTTCCGTCGATGTACTTTTTCGATCCGGTCTCCGTGCGAGGGCAGATGGCGACTGCGCCATTCGACGAAACCATGCACCAATCGCATTTGCCGCATACAGGACAAGGTTTCTCACGACTCGTCCTCTTCCAGGTCTGTTCCATCCAATTCCTCCTCGTCAGGAACACGAATCAGCATGGCCGGAGTTCCAAGTCCGACGTACAGGCACTCGATGTTGAAGTAGTAGAACTCCTCCGCTTCGTCTTCGGTCATCCCCTGGGCGACCAGGTTGGCGACGATGATTTTCGGGTCGTAGATCACGATCGGATTGTGCCCACGCACGCACGAAAGCCCGAGGATCGCGTTGTCGTGCCCGTCCAGCGTCAGAGCGTCTCCGTTGTGTTCTCCGATCCACTTCTGGATGTCCTTCACCTTACGCCTCCTTCCATTGGTTCTTTGCAAGCCTGTCGATGATGGCCTTCGCATCCGAGAACGAGCATTCAGACGAGTATCCGTACCGCTGCAGGAGCTTCGCCTGCCGGTACGAGCATCCGTTCTGCTTGAACCTGCGGATCGTCTCCTTGAACAGGGCCCGTTGCTGCCATTCATCCATTCGCTCGAACGGAACGCCCTGCTTGCGCAGCACGTCCTTCTGTCCTTCCGTGAGCGGCAGAACGCGCATCGAGTAGGTCGAGTTCCTCTTCGGGATTCCGTAGACCGAGAACGCATCCAGTTCCTGGACGTCTACCTTGGCCTTGCCGACGACGACCCTGCGCTTCTCCTTCAGCCTGCGCTGTTCCTCTTCTTCCTCGAGAAGCTTCTCCTCCATCTCGAGTATCGAGATGATGTCGATTGGCTCCTCGCCATCCGCATCCTCCGCCTTCTTCTTCGCTCTCTCGACAACCTCTGGAAGCATCTTGCCTCCAAGGATGTCTGGCAGCGAGGCGAGAGAATGCTTCCCTGCGTTGCCGCAGAAGTCGAGCACGATGCAGTCGGGCTTTCCGCTCGACGCAATCGAAGACCTTCGATCTTCAGAAGTCTCCCTTCCGTCCACGGTTCCTGGAAGCGGGCGCGTGCCTCTTCCCACCATCTGCGCGTACAGGCTTCTCGACTTCGTTGGCCTTGCGATCACGACCATGCCGATGTCCGGGCAGTCGAACCCCTCCGTCGCGACCATGCAGTTCACCAGCACCTGGAACTTTCCTGCCGCGTAGTCGCGTAGAAGCTGTCGCCGCTCGTCAGGAGGAGTCTCGCCGCTGATGAACCTGGCAATGCCGGGCTTGTGCCTGTCGAGGATCTCGGTCAGCATTTCGCTCTGCGCGACTGAAACGCAGAAGACCAGCACCTTCCTGCTTCCCATGCGCCGCACCGTCTCGTCGGCGACCCCGTGCAGGTTTCCCTCCCGCTCCATGATGGAGCTGAGTTCGCCCTGGTGGAAGTCTCCTGCCACGTCCCGTACGCCTGAGAAGTCGAGGTCGAGGATGCGCGCCGGCATCGACCTGACGGGCACAAGCCATCCGTCCTTCGTCGCGTCAAGGAGGCTGTATTCGAAAGCAACGGACTCGAACACCTCCTTCATCGCTATCTCGTCGGAGCGGTCTGGCGTTGCCGTGACCCCGAGGATCTTGCACCCTTCGTTCTTACGGAAGTGCTCGATCACGTTCCGGTACGACGATGCGACCGCATGGTGCGCTTCGTCGATGATCAGTAGCGAGAACTCCGATGGATCGAACCGAGACATCCTCCGCTCGGCTCCCATCTTCGCGTTGAGCGTCTGCACGCTCGCCACGACGCACTTCGAAGGGAACATCGTGCGCTCGTTGCTGTACTGCTCGGCCTTCTCGATGTTCGGACGGTCTCCCGTGACGACATGGATCTTCTCAGCGCCCTGCGAGATCAATTCCTCTCGGTGGGCGATGACCATGACGCGCTTCTTGGCGATCTTCGCGGCAGATGCGAACACCACCGTCTTTCCGCATCCAGTCGGAAGGCACAGGAGCGTCGAGTCGCATTCCCTGAGCGCATCGCAGATGCCGTTTATCGCATCCTTCTGATACGGACGAAGGTTCACGGCTCCCCCTCATCTCGCGGCGATGCCGCGTCCTCAAGGTTCTTGACGAGGTCTTTCGCCGCGCTCACCGTGTACGGCTCGTCGCGGTCGGTCAGGTGACCTCCCATCGTGATCGTGTCGGCCGCGACCGCGACGGGGAGTCGCACGACGGCCACGCCTGCGCGAAGCAGGCTCTCTGCGAAGTTCAGCATTGTTCGGTTCCTTCCTTGAAGCAGTCCCAGCCCCGCTCGGCGGCGATTTGCTCGCAGTTCTGCGATGTCGTGGTGCAGAGCACGCGGAGGGCGCAAGCCTCCCGCCGCGCCTCGTCGCGCTCGGCGGTGGCCTTCGAAAGTTCGCGCTCCAGTTCGCGGGCGAAACATGCTTGCACAACAGACGCGCTGCGGAGACCTCCAGCCGTGTAGTGGTGTTCTGCAATTGAGTCCACTCTAGGTGTGTCGCTCATCGTTTCGCCTCCTTCGGCCTATCTAGGATGCTCTTTGGAAGCCACTTCGTCCCTCCGCACAGGCAGCTGGATCCATGCGTTCCCCACTCGTCGCATTCTCCGTGCGGACGCGCATGCTTCAGCGCCTCGGCCGCGTTCTTCAGGTCGGCGACGACGTGCGGCAGGTTGATCCACCGCCCCGACTTCTTCGGATCAAGCGACTTGATCCGCTTGAGCACGGCCCGAAGGTCGGCCAGGCACGAATCGATGTCGTCCTGCGCATCCTGCATGTCCGCTTCCGCGTTGACCTTCTCGGGCCCGAACTTCTCCACGACGGACCGGATGTCAGAAGCGGAAGGCTCGGAGCCGCTTTCCTCGCGAGCCTTCTCCAGCACCTCCCTTCGTTTCTCCGGAGGAACCGACGAGAGCGCGCGGGCCTGCGCCTCGTTCGAAACCGGAGTTCCCTCGATGACCATCTCGGCGGCCTTCTTCATTCGGCTGGCGTACGAGTCGTCCCATCCGAACGCGGAGCGGCAGAAGGCCGTCCACGTGCCGTGCTCCTCGACCCACAGGCGGTCGGCGTAGAGGACCGCGAGCGCGCGCACCTGGAGGTGCTCCGTCTTCTTGACGATCTCGCAGAGGATCGGGTAGCGCTCGTCCGGCGTGTAGTTGGAGGCATCCACCTCGTTGATGAGTTGAGCAATGGGTTGCATCAGAAACTGTCCTCCTGACGATTCGCGTCCTCAGCGAGAACGCGACGGTCGTCTTCCTCTGTTTCCTGGTCCTTGTAGTCCTGCCGCGAAGACCGCATCACGTCGAGCGCGTCGGCGATCGACATCTCCTTCGAGAACTTCTCGCAGAACTGGATGCAGCAGAGGAAGTCGGCCTGCTCCGCCTTGCCGTCGGTGCGGATGTCGTGCGCGGTCATGACCTGCTTGCATCGTTCCATGAGTTCGCCCTTGTCGAGGCCAGTCCACTCCTTCACCATGCGGACGAACGCCTCCTTCGGGGACTCCTTGGTGTGGTCCCACTTCGGGTTGACCTTGCCTCGCTTCTCCTTGGACTGCACCGGAACGGCCCGCTGCGGCGGAGGCTTGACCTGACTCGTGGCAGGTGCCGCCTCCGCATCGGCGGCCGGCGCAGCGTTGATCGGCTGGCCCGCCTGGTGCATCTCCTCGACCGTGTAGATGCCGCTGATCGCGGCAGGGAACGCCTTGCGGAGGGCAAGAGCCTCCGCGACCTTCCCGAGCATCAGGTGTGGCATCTTGCGCCACATGAACGCCATCGCCTCGTTCGGGACATACTGCTCCCACCGAGCCGTGGCGGTGAACGGGCACCGAACGCCTCCGACGACCTTGTACACGGTCACGGTCGCCTTCCCCGGAAGCCCGTCTGGGTTGTCAAACACGGGATCGTCGTTGCCCGCGTAGCAGCCCGTACGGTCCGCAAGGGTGCGGTACCCGTCGATGCCCGTGGCGATCACCATCTGTCGCTCGCCGGTCTTTCGGTCCGTGCGGACCTGCGGGTAGATCTGGTTCGCGAGCGGGTTGAGTTCGTAGCGGTGCGCAGCCGCCATGAAGACGTCCATCTCGATGTCGGTCAGCTTGTTCTTGTTCTGGATGAACTGAAGTTCTGCCTGGCTGTAGGTGTGCATGTGTCCTCCTCAAAGAAGCATGTCGAAGCGAGTGCAGAACGATTCCGCCTCGCAGAGACTGCATCCGATTGGGTCTGGGTTGGTTGGGAACTGGTCCTTGCGCATCATCCTGATGCGCATCATGAGTTCGGCGCGGATGTTCTCGATGGCTCCGTGCGTGTACTCGACCTCGCGCCACGACATCCGAACGGGCCTGTCGTCTCCCTTCACGAACTCGCGCTGGTTTCCGTTGTCGTCCTCGCAAGTCGTCTTCCTGCCGAACGGTGCGAGGTGGTTGACGTGCAGCCACACTCCGCGAGCCTCCTCGCCGATGTGCTTCCACTCGGTGGTGAGGCCGTCGTTCAACATGAACCTGCCCTCGAGGCAGCAGCCGAAGTAGCATGCGAACTGCATGTTTCTCGCGAGGTAGTGCCATGTCGGCGCAGTCTCGCGAAGCTTCCAGTCCACGAACACGAGACGTCCGTGGTCGTCGCGCAACAGGAGGTCGATGTGTGATGCAAACTCGGGCATTCGTGGCGCGAACTTCCAGCGGACCGGAACCTCGCATCCTAGGAGCGTCCATCGCGAGAACCTCTCCTTGAACTTTCGGTAGTAGTTCTCGCAGAACATTCCGATGTCGCCGATTGTCTCAGACATCGATGCATCGACCGACTCCGATGTCTTCCTCCCCTCATCTGCGAGCGTCCTTCGAACCGAGTCGATTGCCTCCGATACGAGCGGAGTGAACATCGCTGGCTCCTCGGACTGTCCGTGGAGGTGGCGCTCATGGAGGTACCTGAGCGCCTCTCCTGCGACAAGCCCGCGAAACAGCGCGCCTGTGGCGACCGGATTCGTCTTTCCCTGAAGCCGAAGCTGCACGAACCTCATGCACGACGCCGTGAGGTCGCTGCTGTGGATTTCCTTGATCTTCATTGTGCTCCTCCTGCATGGGAAGCGTACATGGTTATGTCGTCGTTGTCGAAGTAGACCGTCCTTCCCGCCTCTTCGTTGGTCCCAAGCCCGTTTGACGGCTTGGAGGTTCCTAGAACAACGAGAGTTCGGTTCTCTCCAAGACCCACCACCCAACACGGGATGACGCAGATCTTCCTCTCCAGATCCTCTGGAGTCGACCCTGCGAGATAGATGCTCCTGCTCGAAAGCTTCGACAGGACGCTTCCCTTGACGGCGATCACCGCAGGGTACGGCGGTTCTCTTTCAGGATTCATGTCCGTACTCCTTCCTCACCGCCGCCAGCGCGATTGCATCGGATGCGTCGTTGCGCTCCTTGACGCATTCCTCGACAGCCTTGTCAATCCTCTCTGCTACGAGCATGCTTGGAACCGTTCGCCCGGCCATGATGTTGGAGATGTGCTGACGAGTAACTCCAGACCGTCGCGCAACATCCGTCATGTTCAGCCTGAACTTCGCGGACGCACCCATCCACTTCAAAAGAGTCGCCTTGTAGTCGACCTTGTGCGTCGACATCTTGTGCATCTCTGCCATGTAGTCAACTTGCTTGTCCATCGCTTTGTCCTCCGTTCCGCCGTCGTTCAACAGCGGATTCGATTTGGTCGTGTAGTCCCGAGAACATCAGTTGCATGGTTTCGACCATGCTCACCATCTCGTTCGGACAGTCGATTGTCTCTCCAGTCGATTCGTCCGCGCCGATGATGACCGCGTCTCCACGGATCGGCGAGAACGGTCTTCCCGAGACCATCATCGCAAGGTTGGTTGCTGACATGTTCGCTGGAAGGTCATTTAGGATTCCCTCGTCGTCAACGAACATGTCCACGGCGGTCTTCTCCGTGCCGAACTTTCCGAGCGAGATCGCGTCGAACATCTCGCATCCGATCAGCCGACTGATGCCGTCAGCGTCGTCGATCAACACGAGCCTCGCATGACCGTTCGTCGTGATGACGATTGCCTTCGTTCCCTTCTTCATGGAGCCTCCGAGTGGATGACGGAGTACGGGATGGCGAGATTCTCAGCCGCCCACGCAGCAGCCTGTTCGCGCTTGTGGAACGGTCCCCACAGGCGAACGCGCTCGCGACCGTCATTCTTCTTGAAGACAATCGGGACAATAGCCACGACGATGAATCGCTTGTCGCGTCGCTGTGGTTCTGCGTTCTTCTTCACGATGTCGCTCTTTGCCGGTTGCATTTGATCGCTCCTCTGTCCTGGTTGAATCCGCCGGACATTCCGGCGGGGAAATCCGTGGACGCGCTTCCGCGCATCTACGGGTGCTGTTTACATGGGGCTTGATTCGATCTTGAGCCGTATCGCCCTTGCGACAATCGAGTCGAGCATTCCAAGATGCATCTGCTCCACGCTGCGCCTGTCGTCTCCCTCGTCGGAGTGCTTCTCCCAGTCGCAACTATCATCAATCGCCGTGTCGATGGCTGTAGCCATGCCCTTCAACTGTCCTTCCGTGTACGCGGAGGCAAGCGCCGCCGCGACTTCGCGGAGCTTCTTCTCGCTCGGCAGCTTTCCAAGAGACTTCATCCGCTTCTTCTTGTCATTGCTCATTTCGATCCCACTCCTTGCTTCGGGTGATGCACCACGATGACTCGAACCCCAATGTCCGACATCCTCTGTGAGAATGACATCACATCGTCTTCCCCCATTGACCAAACGCCGCTGTCCGTCTCGACGGCGCACAGACCCTTTCGCAGGGTCTTTGCAACAGCCTTCTCGACATCGGCACGGTCGATCATGTGATGCGCAATCGCATTCACGATCTCCTCCATGCCCATGTCAACGGTCTTCTCAGGATCGGATGCAAGGGAAGCCTTGACCTCATCGACAATCGGATGCCCCTCGTATGACGAGAATCCGACCAGTCCTCCGTTTCCGTCAGATGTCGCGTGCGAGTGAAGCACTCCGTCGATCAACACCTCGCATGTGTAGGCTGCGGTCTCCCTGCTGAGTTTCGGGTAGTGCTTGAACTTGCGAAGCACGATCCGACCGCCGTATTTAGACACGACGATCACCGTAGATCGTTCGAAAGCCTTCTTGAACTCATCGAACTTGCATTCCTTCTCGACGATCACTTTGCCACCTCCGCTCCTGCCAACTTTCCGTTCTTGATAGTGACCGTGGGAACGGACTGGTGCGTCGGATCCCGCATCGGAAGGTCTCGCTTGACGGGCTTGAAGCCCTTCTTCGCGAGAGAGTCTTTCGAATCAGACATGTCGATGATCTCGCGCATGTCGTCAGAGGGAGGAACGAACCGAATCTGCTCGGCGAGAATGTACTTCTGAAGGTGGTAGAGAAGACCACGGTCGGAGAAGTGATCGACATTCTGAATGTACGAACCGATCAGAGCCAGCCCTCCGATTACCATCGCGAGCCTCTCGGAGACATCCTCGTCGGATTCTTCCCTTGCGTCGATGTCGAAATCGGGAAGAACCCCGATCTTGCGCAGGACATCTCCCTGCGTGGTCAACTCGGCAAACTCCATGTCGTACCTGATCGCGTGGATCACGATGGACTCGGGCGGATCACCCGATTCCTTCCACATCTTCGCGATTGCGCTTAGACGCTCCTCGATCTTCCCTTCAAGCCACTTTCGCCCGTGTTCGGGCAGTTCTTCGATCTTGATTTCCCTGTACATGTCGTTCCTTTCGTATTGGGTTCCTGTCGAAACAGCCGAAAGGCGTTGCCGCCCTTCGACCGCAGGGGGAAAGATGCAACCACAATAGCCCCCGTTTCCGTCGAGTCAACAGAAATATACGGATTTGTTGTCGGAAAGTTGTAAGACCTGCCATGTGGCAGGTTTATGCAATTGGCATTCTGTCGCCGCTCAACATCCACAAGTCAACATCCGATGCGTGTCGGCATGGCGTTTCCGCGTTGGTCAACATCCACAGCTTGCCCTGGCCCCGCCCCCGCGCCGCCCGCCGCGCCGCGCGCGCGGGCGACCCCCACCCCCACCCCCACCGAGCCGACCCGAGCCGACCCGAGCCGACCCGAGCCGACCCGAGCCGACCCGAGCCGAGCCGAGCCGACCCAGTCGCCTGAGAAAATCGCGAACTGGAGCGCGTTTACTGTTGACGCAATGGCAAGTCTGCCGATACACTCCGCAACGGGACAGCCCGCGCACGGTGCGCGGATGCCCCAACAGACCTAGCAGAGGAACACCAATGGCAACTATCAAGACCGCAGCCGCAGCCGAAACCGCCCCCATCATCCGATGCCAGTATGTGCGAGACATCCCGACTACCGACCCGTTCTACAGCGTGCCGCCGGACTTCCTCGCAGGGCTGATCGGCTGCGCCGAAACGGGTACGCCCGTCTGCCTGATCGGGGCAGCAGGGACAGGAAAGACGGAGGCCGCCCGCGAGGTTGCCGCGCGTCTCGGTCGCCCGTTCGTAAAGGTCGATGCAAGCGCGGTTACCTTCGCTAGCGATTGGTACGGCAATCCCACCGCGACCGAGGGCGGGCGGATCGGTTGGCAAGACTCCATCCTCGTCTCTGCCCTTGCGGATCCGACCGCCGTGATCCTGATCGACGAACTGAACCGCGCCGACAGCCGCGCACTAAACGGCCTACTCGGCCTACTCGACCGCACGGCGATGGTTCAATTCCCCCAACGAGCCGAGCCTATCCGCCGCGCGCAGGGAGTCGCCATCTTCGCTAGCGCCAATGTCGGAGTCGAGTACGCGGGAACTGGCGCACTCTGCCGCGCACTCAGCGACCGCTTCCAGATGTACGAAACGGACTACCTCACCGTAACCGAAGAGGCTTCGCTCTTGCGCTCTCGCGTTGGCTGCAACGCCACAACCTCGCTTGAATGGGCGAAACTGGCCGCGCATACCCGCTCCGCTTCTTGGATCGACCTTGGAGGGATGCCGATCAGCACCCGCGCCCTGATCGATGCCGCACGACTCGCAGAGGTCTACGCGAGTCGCGGCAATCCGCGCAATATTGCGCTCCGCGCTCTCCTCACTCGTCAGCCACGCGAAACCTACGGCGGCGCGGCGGGCAGCAAGTCGCCGCGCGAGAGGCTCAGCGCATGGGTGACGGCGAACACGCCCAACCTGCTGTGATCCGATCCACGGAGGAACCAATGCCAACTATCACAATTGACAACATCCACGATATGCGCCCGATGCCATCAATCGCGCGAATGGCGCGGCTGCTATCGGGTTCCATGTGGAGGCCGCGCGACTGGAACACGGAAACGCCGCAGACTGTCGCAGACGATGCGGTTGCGTTCCTGCGCTGCGCCGGACTCGTGTCCTTCACACGGAACAAGGCCGCGATTCGCCGCGTGATCGTTTCCGATGTTCCGCCGCGCCAGAGCGACCATCGGAAAGCGCCCCGCGAAAACATGGGGTATGTGTACGCTCCGATCAATCTCATTCTCCGAGGGCGCACGGCGCACCTCCATGACATGGAATCGGATTCCCTAGACGGCGCGCTCGACCTGATCGCGGGATGGATGC